TCCTCAAGGCTCTTGAGGTTAAGAACCAGACCTTCCCCACTGTCGTCCACAAACTCCCCATAAATCATTGAACGGATCAAGGGACTGTTCTCACCGTACATCTCAATCTGCTCGTCAATCCAGCCCTGCTCCAAGTGCGGACAGTCAAAGGCTGTAACCGTATGGCAATCCCAAAACTTCCGCTGCTTAGTGAAAGACTCATAGAACGAGCCAGCCGCCGCGCCCGGACTAGACATGGCCAGTAGGCGCGAAGGCTGGCATCTAGCTATGGCAGTGAAGATGGAATCAGGGACAGTCTTGGCTTCATCCACTATCATCAACAAATTCTCTGTCGGCCCCTGCCTATGCCAACCCTCAAACTTTCCCGCATCATTCGTGCTAAACCCAATCGCCCTGCTCCCATTCTGATAATGCAACTCATTGCTGGTAGCTCTCCATCCCTGTCCCAACCCACTGACATACTTCTTTAACGTAGGCCAAAGCTGACCTTCAACCTGACGCCAAACGCCAGCAGTCGTTACAACCAAACTCTCTGGAAATCTGACCATGTGCCAAAGAATCGCACTGGCCGCAACAATACTCGTCTTCCCACTGCCATTAGCTGCCTTCAACGCAACCTGACATTCCTTCTCGTTTAACGCCTCCAACACCTTCTTCTGCCACCCGTAAGCGTCCATCCCCAAGAACATCTCAGGAAAGTTCTCCAACTGGCTCGCCTCCTCCAAAGCATCCCTATCCTTAGCAATCCTCTCCAAAGCCCTCTGCGACTTCTTCTCGGACGGCGATAGCACAAGCGAAGGGGCAGGTGCTGTCTTGATAGACTTGCGCGGCAACATCAGATCGCGCTTGCCCGACTTAGGCTTGGGGCCAGTTCGCTTGATCTTGGGCTGCTTAGGAAGCAGGATCAGTTTTTTCTTCTCAGCCATAAGTGTTGGCTAACACTTAGTTACGCTGCTTTATCCGCTCTGGAATCGAAGACAACTGCGAAAGCAACTCCGGTGAGACAGTGCTAGTCGCGGATTGATTATCACTTTTAGTTGTCTTCGGACTCCAGTGCGGGAACCGTGACTGTAGGAAAGCCAATGCTAACTTTCCATCACGGCTCTCCATGATCTTGTTTATCAACGCCTCTTCAGCCTGTGCCTGTGCCGCCAACACCTGCGCATTCAACTTGGGCTTCGTCTTCCGAAGCTTATCAACCCTACTCGGACTAATCCCACAAGCCCCACACGCCGCAGTCAAACTCATGCCCCGACTCAGCTTATCCAGAAACATCTGAAGCGTTTCCCCCGTTAGATTCTTCTTGATTGAAATCTCTGCCATAGGTGCAAGATAGCATAAGTTGAAAATACGTCCAGTTTTTAAGAGGGGGTATATATATAATACAATGGAAAGGGGGGTGGTGGTGGTTGGGGTATCAGTGAAACTAATATCAGATTCCCTAATGATTAGATTTTCTTAAAACCCTGCATTTTCTCCAGCGTGAAACTATGCCAAAACACGAAAACATCTCAAGCCAAACCACGCAAAAAGCAACAACCTTTGCCTGTTTAACTGCTCTAATTATTGGCCCTTAATTAAGGGTATTAGGTTTGCTTAATAAGCAAAGCTAATAAAGTGTTAGCTAACACTTATTTTTTGAGCAAAAGAAAAAATAGGGGAGTGTGCAGTTAATCCTTGCCCCTCTTCGCGCTATCAATCAACCATCACAAACCACACTCTGTTTCACTCTCTAAGCCTTCAAAGCTTGCCACCATTGCCCTGACTTGTTCACACTATTCAAAGCCCTTAGGACGCAACCTTGAGCCACTAAAACGGCATTGCCCGCAAGCTTGGCAAAGCTTTCACTACCCCCTTGCTAATATCTTCACTTGACAGATAGCGCGTATTGATAGTAGTTTAAACCCGTGCCTGTTTTAGGCGCATTGATCTTTGACATTTTGATTTGCGGAGTGAGTTGCCTTGAGCTTTCAAGCTTTGACGGTTCAAAGCAATTCACTCCAAACATGGCGGAGTGATTGTCTAAACGACAACCTTTAACCAAAAGGAATCAGCCATGAGCAAAATATATAAAATAAGTGTAAAAGCGCGTGGTGAAATCCAAACGCAAGCAATCGCAGTCAATTCGGCGCATGCTGAACTAATGGGGACATTGCAAGGTCAAGACTTTGCTGCTGTTTCAAACGTGTTCAGCAATTTGGTAAAGCCTGAAATTGAAAACGGCGCAACCCGTGAAGATTTGGACTCCGTTTTTAACGGCAAAAAAATCTCTACGGACTCGCAAGCGTATGCAATCGTTAGTCGCCTCATTACTAACCATAATGCCAAGCTTGGCAAGGTTGGCAAAACTGGCGGTGGCGGAGGCAGTAAGAAGCAAAAGGCCAAAACTGCTAAAACTAAAAAGGTTGCTAAAAAGGTTGCCAAAACCTTAAAAGGCAAAACTATCAGTGAAATCACCATTGCGACAGCGGTTCAAACTTTAGAGCAAAACTTAAAAAGTAAGTTTGCTGAAAGTGAAGTTGACTACACTCGCAAGAATGTAACAACCGCTGAACTGGCGCAAGTCACTAAGGACGTGGCAAGTGTGTTTGGGCAGGTTAAAAACAATCCGGCCCTAATAACAGACGCTTTGCCAAAGGCGAAGGCAGCCGTCAAGATTGACAAAATGCCACCGGCTCAGGCAACGCGCAACAACACGAAAAAAGTGTTAGCTAGCACTAAAAAATAATCCGCAAATCGAAAGCAAAACCCCCTGAAAAATCAGGGGGTTTTTTTGTGCCCTAACTCCCTCACATACACGCACGCACGATGCCCACGCGCACGCGCACTCTATTTATATGGGTGGCTATGGATGGTAATTATATGGGTGGCAACTAATACTTTATAGATAGTTATTGCTATCGAATAAGCTTGACAAGGTGATAGCATCTATGTATAATGGATGGCGATGAGAGCAATGGGTTTTCATATCATTGACATTTTATATATGGGCGGCGAGAGAGTGACTAACTCGCACTGAGGCACAGCAGCAAACAAGTGTTAGCTAACACTAACTAACACTAAACGGCCCACGAAAAAACACTCAGCTTACATGAGGCTTTAGGCGATGCGCTAAAGGAAAGGACAAGAGCAACCTTTAAAGGTAAGCAGCAATCGAATGGCACGAATTGCACAGCGACGAACTCAGTCGATACTGACAAACGGTCAGCTTAAATTCAGAATGTGAAAGGGAAGGAAGGAAGTGAACGAGCAAACAAATTGTACTGATAACCTTCCCGCCACATTTGAGCAGCTAGATTCTGGATGTTCAAATGTGGCGTTTAAGCCGCAACCAAAGGAAGGGCAATAATGACAGACTCAATAAGCACTGAGGATATCAATAGACTCAGTGAAGAACTCAAGCCGCGCTTCTCAAGTGATGGCAACTTCGCAAGCATAGTAGTAACAAAGCTATGCCCTGTATTCAAGATGCACGATGATTATGATGAGCATATCATGGAGTATATAGTCAAACGTGTTCAACTCATCCGTACTATGGATGGCAATTGGAGGTATATGTGATGAAATGGAAAACTTGGTTCAAGGTTTATAATGACACCAAATGGTACACCAACCAAGCAGAATGGGACAATGAGTCGGAAGCTGTTGAGAATGCTAAAAACAAATTCAATGGATGGACTCAAGCCCAAAGCTGGCTAGCAATGCCGATAGGCAAAGACCCAAACAATGGATATGGAGGAAAGGAACAATGAGAAAACTAATATTAGTGTTAGCTATCACTTCAGCTAACGTGTTCGGATGGGAGCCACAGAATGCTCCCGACCAAGATCACCGTACCCTATTGGCCGCAGTCATTATAGCTGAGTCAGGCGGGGAGGGGCGGAAGGGAATGGAGGCCGTGTATGAGGTGGTTTGGCAACGGGCAAGCTTAGGTCATACCAACTATCTCGCAGTCATAACCAAGCCAAAGCAATTCAGTTGCTTGAATGGTGTTGAGCATGAAGACCTAATCAAGCGCATGAGTAAGCACAGGCATTACGAATGGGTGCGCTGGGGTTTATTATTCCACCCACCCCTCACTGTTCACACCGTACCGGATGGGCAGGAGAAGGTGATCCGTAACAGGGCTGACCACTACTTTGCCCACAAGAAAGTCAAACCCTACTGGAGTAATGGCAAGGGCAAAGTAATAGGTAACCACACTTTTGAAAGGCACAGATAATGAGTAAGATTAAAATAGATATACCATCTGGCAGCATTGCTGGAAAGCTATGCAATGGGTACACAATGTGTCAGTGGGGAGGGTTCCAAACCTTTACGCTTCGACGTTGTTATCGCAACGGTGAACCCTCTGGAGGGGCAGTAATCAACCTGCGAGTCAACAGGGATCAAAGCGTTACAGGGGCAAGGAACAGGCAGGTTAGGATAAGGAAAGGCTGGAATGAAAAGACCATTGCTTATGCCCTGTTCCGCATGATGAGGTGGGTTAAGGAAAACGAACGCTTATGGATAGAACGTCAAAAGCTATATAGTATGGTGGAAAATTATGACATTCCAGAGAATGTTATCCTGCCAGAAGGACGTAACTATGAGTACCAGACTATGAGCTTGGGAGATATATCATACTGGTCGGAGTATGTACCGAACAACTTTATGAAAGGCATAGATAATGAGCAAAAATAAAGAGATAACTGATGGCCCTTACGGATTGAAAAGGATTGGAGATATTTATTTCAATAGTAATGGAATCTTTAATCTGAAGGGTGAAAAGATTAGCCCAAATCTAGAAGAAAGACTACTCTGGTACACATCTTGCCAAGATGTATTGGAGGAAGTGAATGAGCAGAAGATAATATACAGAACCTGCTCAAGAATCCTCGACGAGTTTCCTAAGAGATCGAGACATAAGGCAGCTAAGAAACTTAACGAGACTATGGATCGATCACTCAAAGCCATTGAGGAATTAGGTAAGCTTTATAAATAATCATACCTATCCTTTAATCCAACAAAAATGAGGTTATGTTTTTGCTTGGTAGGATAAATGAAAAGAATGAAATAAGATGAAAACTAAATACACCCTCATCGGATGTAGTCAGGCGAACCAATAGTCTCATCGGATGAAAGAAGCTGGTAAGGACTAATTGTACATAGTTTCTAAAACGTGACGAGATAAAGTTATTAACAGACCGAGGTTACAGGGTAATAAGTTATAAACAATAAGAGAGAAGGGAAAATATGAGTAGTCAATGGAACAGTAGAAGAGATGATAGGGGCTTAAAGCCTAACCAACGTGACGACTTCACCGAACAGATAAGAAGGGAAAGGTGGATTGAAACGATGGCCG